CATTCAACAAAACTTTGAAGACACCTATATCAATCCTTTTGAAAGTGATTATGATGAAGATAAAAGGGGTGGTAAGTATAATTACTTTTTGAAAAAAATTGAAATTCCTGCTTTTGTTAAAGGTCTTATAAAAAGATCAAAAACAAAAAGGATAACATTAGATCAGGCGATGGATCAATGGTACGAAGAAAACAATAGAAACTTTGAAAACGAAAATGACTGGAAAGACGTTAAAAAAATATGGATGAATTGGGCAAAGGAAAACCTATCTAAACAAAAAGTTAAGAAGTTTAAATAATGGATCAAAACGTTTTAAAAACACTTGTTTATAGGTGCATGACCGGATATTACCAAGAGGATGTTTATCCATACTTTAACGACATTGAAACATTTTTAAAATTTGTTATCAAAAACGATGGGTTCCACTACATTGAAGAGATATCATATGATAAGCCTAATATTGTTTCAGACGGAGCACCTTTTGGATTTTGGGATGAGATGTTAAAATTGAAACCAAAAGAAAGTTTAAAAATAATTTCAAAGGTCTACTTTTATGACATTCAAAATGAGGGGGACGAATTTTTTTATGTATTTTATGACTACGAAAGTCTGGCAGGGTTTTTTCATAAAAGAGATGAATGGTTTGTTTATAGGATAATTAAAAATGAACCAGTACCTGAATCTTTAATTGAAGGTTTAATTGACTTAGATTATGTAGATATTATAGATAACTTATCTTTTGAGAATAAAATAATATTGGGGGATTACATTTTAAATAAAGTTGGAGAAGAAGAATTATTTTTAGATGAGTTTCAAACCGTAGTTTTTCAAGATATTTCATTTAAACAAAATAATCAAGATTCGTTTATTCTTACTGAAAAAAATATAATGCAGGTTATTGAAGATCCTGATTCATTAAAAATAATAATTGAAAAATATATTCCTGAACTAATTGATAAACTTAATGATATTGCAATAATTGCTACTAACAATATTTTATATGACGATAACTTTGCGTTTATACTTGATAATTTAAGTGAAATTTTTGTTGGAGATATTTTTGAAGAAGGGGGGATGCTTAATTTAAAAATTAGTAACTTTAGATCATTACTATCAAATCCTCAATTAGGAAATGGTAGTACTGACTACACATTAGAAATACGGAGAAGTTTTCCAAGTTATTATAGAAGTAAGTTTGGTGGTTTATATATTGAAGACTTACCGGATTTTGATTTTAAAATTTTAGACGAATTAAATGATATTTTTGAAAATCATTTAAATTAGTTTGATTGTTACAAGTAATATTATTAAATTTATAATAAAAAATGATATGTTTAGAAATTGGGTAAGATACAAATTAAAAAGGGTTAAAGTTTTTTTTATTAAGATAGAGAGGAGTCATAGTCTTTTTAAAACGGATGAACCTATCAGTGAATATGAAAAAACTTGTGCGTCTATTTGTAGAAGATTAATGAATGACAAATACTCTAAATTTTCAATTGCACCTCTTTCAGATAAAAAATATATCGTTAATGAGAATCTTGGAATTTTTGTGGTACTGCAAGAGACAAATGTAGAGATAACAAACCACGTATATCATTATGAAGTTAAATTCAACCAAAGAACTGCAAAAAGAATCCATACTTTATTTGATAATAAGACAGAAAAAATTAGATTAGACTACGAGAGTCAAATCAAATCACAGATTAGTAACAGCCTTCAGGGCATATTAAAAAAAGTTTCAAAATGACAGAAAAAGAAATACAACTATTAGGATTCGTAAAAGAAGAAATGGTTGAATATGAAGGGGAAGTGAATCCTAATTATTACTACGCTTTAGATATTGTTGATGGGATAACATTTATTACACCAAGTAATGATGACATTAAAAATAATGATTGGTATGTTGAATTTTTCAACACCGATCCGGCTATCAGATTTAACAAAATGGAAGAAGTACAAACATTGGTTAACAAATTAAATAAGTCTATTGTGAGATGAAAAGTAATTATGAAATAAAAAAATGGATCTCAAGTGTTATTAAATCATCTTTGACTTGGGAACAACTAACTACTTGTGAAAAATTGGTAAAAAACTTTAAACATCAGATGGTAAAAAATGGATATGATGAAATGTTAATGTTACCATACATAATTGATTTAGAAGTAAGAATTCAAAATAAAAGAAGAGATCTTGTTGAAAATCAAAATCTAATTATGTGCAACTAAATTAATGAGGTGGGTAATAACCATATTATTAATATTTAATTTAACTTCTTTTAACGCCCAACTTACAGATCAAGAAATACTTGAAACATTAACCGAAGTTGAATCTATTTTAAAGGTTCACGGAAAAACCATTTCTGACTATTACAGATTTGTTCCTGATGATTGTGAGTTTCCGATCACAACGAAATATGATATATTGGAATGTTATAGGTGGGGATATAATAGATTCAAACTTATATATCAAATTGGTAATTGGTACATTCAAATAACATTTAAAAAAGATTCTGTAGGGTATTTGATTGTGATGTGATTTTTCGTATATTTGTATTATTAAAAATATTATACTAAAGACAAAAAAAGATGAAATCGTTTATTTTAATTACATTATTTTTCTCATTTTATTTTATAACAGTAAAGGACATTTATGATGAAAAAATGTTTTTAACTGAAGATGTAAAAATACTTGAAAATGAGATAGGACAAAAAGATAGTATCATTTTGAAACTTCAATATCAAAATGAAAAACTGAAACAAAAGATCAGTAAAATGACGATCATTAAAAAACCTAAAAAACAAACAATAAAACCTATCATTAAAAAAGAAAACACTATTGAGGTGGCTAACCCAGTTGTGTCAGATACAAATAAAATTTTATGAAATGAAAAAAGAAGTTGAAAATACGGAATTTAAAGAAAGGTATGCGGGTAAAAAATTCAGATACAATTCAAAGTATGGCGGTACCGTTGAAAATATATTATGTGAAGACATTAGTGTTTGTGAAGTAATTAATCATAAAAATGGGGATGTGGTTGTTGAATCAATTGAGGTTAATATTATATCTGATAAAAAAAATGTTTATAAACTAACAGAAGTAGAATTCTATGAAGACAATAATTAAATGGTTTGAAATAAACTGGGGGTGGGTATTTGTCAACGGGAGAAAACAAGCCGTGTGGGCTGAATACGTAAGAAAAAAATATGGAAATGAGAAAAGAAATTGAAGTAAGTTTAGGTGTCGGGATGAATATGTTTTTTCCTGAAACAATTAAAATTGTTATAGATGAAGGTAATAATGTAGAAGAAAACACCAAAGAGGATGGCAACGATTAGATGGAAAGGTTATGAATGGATAACTGAAGAAAGATGGGGTCAGGTACACCCTGAAAAATCACATTGGTGGTATGATGAAAGTTGCGTTTTGATTGACAATGAAAATAATCTTAATTTGATGACAAAACGAAACCCGAAGTATTTTCCTGGTTTAAATAAAACAGCAGTAGTAGGTGCTGGTTTAGTTTCTTGTACAGGAAAGTTTAATTTTGGGGTATTTAAAATTGTTGCAAAACTACCTGAAGGATCAAATTTATGGCCAGCATTTTGGATGTGGTCTTGGGACACTTGGCCACCTGAAATTGATGTACTTGAAGGGTATTCTGATTCAAAAGGATCTTATCTAAAACCAAGATTTTCAAACCCATTAGGTTTTTGGAATGTGCAAACAAATGTCCATTATCTTAACGGTAGCCAAAGTAAAATGCTTGGAGGAAAAACACATTATTTTGGGTTTAAAGATCCTTCTAAAAATTTTATGGAATATACCGTTAGTTGGAAAAAAGATAAAATAGAATTTTATTATGGTAATAGATTGGTTAGAACAATTGATGATAAAAAAATCTTAAAACAATTAAGCGATACAACTATGAATGTAATTATAAATAATGGGGTTACATCTGATGTTGATCTTTCTAACCCACCACATTCAAATTTTGTAATAAAGGATTTTACATATACACCATATTAAATAAAAAATGGACAAACAACAAATGAACGAATTTCTGGAGTCAATTGGTGGGCTTGAAAATGGATTTTATAACGATAGACCTACAATTAAAAATGCCGACTATTTTGATATAAGTGAAGGTTGGTACCCATTGGTTAAGGACCTAGTTGATGATCTTATTAAACTTGGTTGGAATAAACAAGTTTGCCAAGTTAAAGAAAAGTTTGGGGGACTTAGGTTTTATATCAACGAGGGATCTGATGAAATATATAAAAGAATAACCATCGCAGAAAAAGTAAGTTATAAAACTTGTGAAAGGTGCGGAGAAAAAGGTGAATTAAGAAATGATATCGGTTGGTATTTAACTTTATGTGAAAACCACTATATTGAAAAAAAAGACAAACTATGAAAAAAGAAATCCCAATGTATGATCCCTACACCGGAGAATTAAATCCTTATTATGAAGGATTAACAGGACAACCAAATCCAATGAAAGAATCAAATTACGGAGGATTAGAAACGTATTACATTACAGAAGAAAAACTAAGTGATGGTAATGGTAGATTTTATCCAACGATGAGTGTATCTTTAGATGGTGATAGATCTTGGAATATAGAACATCTATTAAAAAAGTGGCATCCAGAGTATGGTGTTGATTATTGTGATAGTTATGAAATGGCGGAATCAGTAATTAAGAAAAACAAAGAATTTAGATCTGATTTATTTTTTGAGGTAGTTGTAGTTGAAACAATAAATCACGAAATACTATAAAATGAAAAAACTATTATTAATTTTACCTCTACTGTTTTCTTGTAAGACATCTAAAAAAGCGGATTGTGATGCTTACGGATCGAAAGACAAAATAGAACATACAACACATACTTCTAAATAAAATGAAAACAGAGGAGTTTAACAAAATTGTTGATGAGGTGTATAATCACTACTTGGAAACACACCAGTATGAACCATTTATTTTACAAGAAGAAATGGATCTATCAAAAGAAGATTTTATTAAAAAAGTAACCAACAATTATGGATTTGGTCAATTATTTGGAATATCTTTAAATGAAAGATTGTTGAGTTTTGAAGAACGTAGAGATTTGCTAACTCCAGAACAATACGATGGGACTATTATAGAGAATGGACAACGAACAGGTTTTGGTTATATAAGTCCATTTACAGATAAAGTGATTCATTACTGGATGAATTTACATAACATCCCAACCAAACTAATCACAATAACATACAACGATAAAACAATAGAAATGTTTTTACTTTGAAGATATTTATTATAAAGTGGTTTTATGAAAGGATACATCTACAAAATAACATCACCTTCGGGTAAGATTTATATTGGACAAACTAATGACATTAAAAAACGAAAAATACATTACGAAAAATTATTATGTAAAGATCAGAGGTTACTTTATTCGTCAATAAAAAAATACGGATGGGATAATCATAAATTAGAGGTATTATTAGAAGCGAATGATAAATCCGAATTACCACAGTTAGAAATTGAAACAATTTTTAAACATAAATCAAATATAGTAAGATACCCAAATGGGAATGGTATGAATTTAACTGATGGCGGTGAAGGTGTGTCTGGTCCAAAATCTAATGAATGGAAGAATAAAATGAAAGAAAAATGGGAATCAAAAGAATATAAAGAAAAATTAAATAAAATATTTAACACACCCGAACATAAAGAAATATGTAGAAATAGACAAATCGGTAAAAAATTATCTGAAGAAACTAAAAATAAAATGAAAGAAAGATGGGATTCAGAAGAATATAAGAAAAAAATGTCGATTAAATTAAAAAAACCTAAAACACCAAGAACTTTAGAACATTCTTTAAAAATATCTAAATCTAACAAAGGTAAAATTTTTTCTGACGAACATAAATCTAAATTACGAGACAAAAAAATAAAACCTATTGTTCAGATTAATTTGGATGGTCAAATAGTAAAAGAATGGGCATCAATAAAACAAGCTGAAATAAATTTAGGGATTTACAATATTAGTAGAGTTTGTAATGGTAAACAAGAAACCGCTGGTGGTTATAAATGGGAATATAAAAATAAATAGTTATGAATAATTTAGAACTACTATATATAATACCCCTTTCAGTAATTGTATTGTTTTTTATGATTGTAATTGGAGTTACACTAATATCAATTGTTACTGGTGATATTGGAATAGTTGAAACAATGTTAAAAATGTTATTTTACAAAAAAAATAGAAAGTTATGAATAATTTAGATAAAAAATACACAGATTTATTACAGGACATTTTAGAAAATGGCACCCGTAAAATGGATCGTACTGGGACGGGCACAATTAGTGTTTTTGGTAGACAGATCCGCCATAAAATGAGTGAGGGGTTTCCATTACTTACAACCAAGAAGATGGCTTGGAAAACTATGGTGACAGAACTATTATGGTTCCTACGTGGCAGTTCAGATATTAGGTTTTTAGTTGATAATGGTTGTCATATTTGGGATGGTGATTGCTTTGCTAATTATAAGCGTAAAATAAACCTACAAAATAATTGGGAAGTTACTTTAAGAACTATGGATGTCGACACTATTGGTCAACAAGAGTTACTATCACAAGAAGAATTCATTAACAAAATCAAAACAGATGATGAGTTTGCTAAAAAGTGGGGTTCACTCGGTCCCGTGTATGGTAAGCAGTGGAGAAGTTGGGAGCACAATACAGGTGATACTTGGACTGGGATGAAACACAACCAATCAATTAAAACCAAAATAGACCAAATCGCAAACCTAATCACCGACCTTAAAACAAACCCAGATTCTCGTAGACTGATGGTAAACGCTTGGAACGTAGGTGAATTAGACCATATGGTTCTTCCACCTTGTCATTATGGATTTCAAGTTTATACAAGAGAGTTGAGTTGGGAAGAACGAATTGATTTGGCTTTAAAAAGGGGTCATGATAGTTTCGATTTAGATATTGCTATGGGTAATTCAGAAGATGCACTAACTGATTATGGAATACCCCAACGATCAATCTCTTTAATGTGGAATCAGCGTTCAGTAGATACATTCTTAGGTTTACCGTTCAACATTGCATCTTATGGATTGTTATTGGAAATCATAGCAAAAGAAGTTAATATGGTTCCTGATGAATTAATTGGAAATTTGGGTGATACACATCTATATTCAAATCATATTGAACAAGCTAAAGAACAAATTGGTAGAGAATTGAGTTTGGAAGAAAGAAATGAAATTCATAAGAATCTTGCTGGACATATGAGATATCACATTGATAAACTTGATTTGTTAAAAAAAATAGACTATAGTGGTGATTTAATTACACACGAAATTTTAGATGAGTTAGGTGTTCCGAAAAGAAAACGACAACCGTATTCACTACCAACATTGAAAATTGAAAATGAAGTTAAATGGGCTGAGGGTGATTGTTTACCAACCTATTCCGTTAATGATTTTACAATTGAAAACTATCAATCACACCCAGCAATTAAAGCACCGCTTTCCAACTAAAAATATAAACTATGAATAGCAAAACAACAAAAGACAAATTAGTCACAAAAGAAGAAATCCAAGAAATCGAAAGATTGACTGGTGGAAAAATTGGAACACATACATTTGGTCCAAACAATGAACACACATTAGAAAATTCATTTTTATCTATTGACGGGCAATATATTGGGAGTATTGATGAGGCTCGCTGGTATGTTAAAAATCAAATGATGGTGGATGAAGATTATCCACACGGGGTTGCTGGTGTTATTACCCCAGAAACATATGGAACTGAAAATCCCGTGATTGAAGGAATGTATGGGTATACTCACAGAGGTGGTAATCTGTTTAAAATTGGTGATAGATTATTTGATGAAAAATACGAACCAAAGAAAGGAGATTACGATGAGCATCAATGGGACGAATGGGAAAAAAGATTCAATGAACTTTATGAAAGTGAAGATGAATTAGGTAAAAAATGGATGGATGCTGACGGTATTTCATATGTTATACCATTTAAGCTTAGAGGTTCAAAAATCATTGAGACAATGGAAGAAGCTTTTGATGCTGCTAAAAATATGTCAAATTATTTAAGTTAAAAATTATGAAAATAAGTGATTTTAAAGAAATGGATCCACAAGAAATAGAAGGGTCTGAAATTGTAATTAATGAACCATCTATGTTTAAAGCCTATACTCCACCTAAAGTGGTTGGAGGATATAGATTAGGAAAAGATCTTACAGGATCAATACAATTCAACCTTACTTATAAACCAAACTTCATACATAGATTTTTTATGAAAATATGTTTGGGTTGGTATTGGTTTAATCAAAAATAATTATTATAATTAAATTATGAAAAAGAATAATCCATTTAGAGGTAAAACTCATAGTGAAGAACATATTCAAAAATTAAGATAGGTTAATTCAGAACCTAAATCTGAAGAACATAAAAATAACATAAGTAAAAACTCACCTAATAACAAACAATGTGTTATTGAAAGTATAACCTATAGGTGTGTTGCAGAGGCAGCGAGACAATTAGGTATTTCAGAAAATACTGTTAGAGGTAGAGTTAAGAACAAAAATTTTAAAGAATGGGATTATGTAGAATGAAAATACCTTTATATGATATTAAAATTAAAATTTATTTTGATTATCATTTGAACAAACCTATTAATAAAATAAAGAAAAATCATAATAAGAAAAAACTTTATAGAATAAATGAAATTGATTTTGATGGTGTTGTTATTGGGGAGTTTATCCCAAAAAATAAAATAATTTATGTATTAATCAAGAAAACTAAAAAAGGTATTAATGTTGATACTTTAACTCACGAAATATATCATTTGACTTCTAAAATTATGAAATATAATGGTTTTAAGTTTAAGAAAAGTGATGAACCTTTTGCGATGTTAAATGGTAAATTAAATTCAATGATTATTGGTAAATTAATAAAAAGGGGTGATAAATTAGATTACCCAACAACTAAACAAATAAAAATAAAATAGAATATGGAACAGAAAAAACAAACTAAAGAACAAATGGAAAAAAGTAAAATTGAATTACTTGGACAACTAAACGGAATAGGTATTTCTTCAGATAATTTGGATTGGGTTGCAGAACAACTTAACCAAACAATTGATGAAGAAGTTAAAAGACAAAATAATGCACCAAATAAAAATAAATTTATGAAAAAATCAGAACAAATTGAAGAAATTGGAACTGCAATTAGTGAGTGTTTGAATAAGTTGTATGAAACTAAAGAACCGTTATCATTTAACCCATTTCCTAAGATGTATCATCCAACAGATGATTCTATAAATATACCATTGATTGTTGACGGTAAAAAAATCATTATTGAAATAAAATCATCAAATTATGATTATTGATGTTAACACTTTTATCCCATCATTTGGTGATTTTATGGTTTATTCTAAGGAAAGTGATATTGAAGAAAATTTATTCAAAGAGATATTTTTTGAATTTTTAAACAATCCAAAAAAATACAATAATCCAGAAATAATAAAAACGTATTTGAATGAGAAATTACCAATAAATTCTTATATTCAAATAATAAATAGACTTAAATTATGAGTAAAAAATTAACAAAAGAAGAGTTTTTAGAGAAATTAAAAACAGATAAAGATTTTAATAAAAAATATGGTAGAAAAGATGAAAACAGCAGAAAAACAAGGAGAGCTTAAAATTGCCAAAACCCCTCCACCTTCTGTGGGTGGTTATAGATTTGGAAATGCTTCAACTCATTACACACAAATGAATTTAAACTACAAACCAAAATGGCTTCATAGACAGTGTATGAAGATGTTTTTTGGATTGTATTGGTTTGATCAAAAATAATTATTATAATTAAATTATGAAAAAGATATTATTACCCCTATTTGGACTTTTAATTATGTCCTCTTGTATTACAAGAAAAAATTTATTGACAAAAAACGAAATAAAAAATTGGAAAGTTGTTAATGATACTCTTATGTATAACAACACACCTACTGCGGTTTTCACTCATTATGAAATAGAATTATATAGAGGAAAAGTGGTTAGAGAGTTATGTCTTGAACAATTAAACGATACTGTTACAACAATTGACAACATCATTTATTATGTTCATACACTTCATCATAATGATAAAGTTCAAGTAATATCAACCTATAAAAGATAAAAATGAGTATTATGAAAAAACTTATTTTAACATTAGGGTTGTTTTTTAGTACTTTTTTAACAATAGCACAGATTGGTGTAATCACACTCAAAAAAAATGAATCAGTACCACTTAATATGTGGTATACTATACACGAAAAGGATAGAGAGGACAATCTATATATCACTTTTGAAAATGAAGATTTAGCGGTATATACTCTTAAAAATCTATTGGGTCAATTTGATATGGAAATTGAGTTACCAAATGATAAAGATGTTGATGGTGACCCTTACTGGACGGTAGAACAAGAAAATGGTTATATAAGTGACATTTACTATATCAAAGAAAAGAACTATCCATTATACACAATAACAATCGTCTCAGCTTGGGGTGGTGAATAAAAATTTACAATAAAATATATGAATTACGGAAAGGAATTTAGAAGTTTTGCAAAAAGTGAAGGAATATCTTCATTATCGTTGGATCGTTTTGAAAATGGATTAACACCATACATTTTGGAAGAAAGAGAATTAAGAGCAACCCAGATGGATATTTTCTCAAGGTTGATTTTAGATAGAATTGTGTGGGTGTCAGGAGGTGTTGATCAACATATGTCAGATATTATTCAAGCACAATTATTGTTTTTGGATTCGGTAGATAAGAAAAAAGATATTACGCTTTATATTAATAGTCCTGGTGGATCTGTATTGTGTGGGTTAGGTATTGTTGACTTAATGAACTACGTGACTCCTGATATTGCAACAACTAATGTGGGTATGTGTGCATCAATGGGATCTGTGTTACTTTCTTCAGGGACAAAAGGTAAAAGATCTTCTTTAATTTATTCTAAAGTTATGACTCACCAAGTTAGTCATGGAACGCAAGGTAATATTCAAGACACAAGAATTAATCAAATGGAGGCTGAAAAATATAATTACATTTTATTTAAAATGTTGGCTGAAAACTGTGGTAAAACATTTGATGAGGTATTGGAATTCTCAAGAAGAGATAGATGGTACAATTCGGATGAAGCGTTACAGTTTGGCTTAATAGATGAGGTAATTGGGGTTGATAAAAATAAATCAATTACCAATATGTTAGACGGATTTGAAGATTATTATAATAAAGAAGTAAGAATATAAATTATGGGATATCAAATACCACCACCACAACCAAATGAAACATATGAATCGTTTATAAAACGTTTAAATAATCACGATGAATATGTTAAAGAAAAAAATATATGGTTTAAATTATTTAGTAAAAAAAAGAAAAAATGAAAAAACTAACTACAATTTTATTTTTATTAACAACTTTGTTTGTTAATTCACAATCTTTAAAACATTTAGATTACGTAAGTGCCGCTAACCTGTATGTTTCAACAAATAAAAAACAGGTATTGACTAGATATGAAACAAGTCCTAACCCATCTTTTATTTTATTCTATGGTAATGGAGATGTGTCAAATTTAGAAAACTATGATTTTGTTGTTTTTAATACAAAAGATGAACTATTAGGTTTTTTAAATATGGTTGAAAGATCTATTTTAAAAAGTAAGGTTATCATCCATCATATGGAAAAAGAAAAAATTAAAATCAAGGGTGTAACAAGTCATACTGCCGAACTTAATCTGAATAAGTATGATTTTTATTTAAATGATGCAAGTATTAAAGAAATTAGAAAACAATTAGAATGAAACAAGAAATTTTTGTTAGATTTGCAAATGAGGGAATATATTATAATAAAATAAGTGTAGACCCAAAAAATATCAAAGAACCAAGAATATTTCAAACTGAAGTTTTTTGCAAAATAGATGGTGAAACCGTTGCAATTAAAAGAGAAGAATGGGACAGAATAAACTCTATGACAGAACAGACGACAGATTCAAACACTTGATTGGAAAAAAAGTTAAGTGTTTGAATAAAGACGGAAAAAAAGTTGTTGGAATACTTGATTTTGCGGGTATAAACGACAATCTACACAATCAGTTTCAAGTGACCATTGGAAGAATGCCAATATGGCCTGTAGACCCAAAAACAATAAAGTTATATGAAGACTAGATATCACGCAAATTTTTATACAAATCGTCTTGTAACCGAGTGGTTAAAAAACGGAAAGATTATAATTGGTTGTGATCTTGATGATACGATCATTCCTTACAACGATGAAATAAAAGACAATTGTCAAAAAATGGTTGATCTCATTTTGGAATGTCAAGAAGAAGGTATTATATTTTTAATAAACACTGCGAGATCTGAGAGACAACTTGAAAATGCAAAAAAACAAGTTGAAGATCTTGGTATTGTGGTTCACGGAGTCAATCAAATGCATCCTGAATGGGATAAACCATATGGGGTTAATGGTAAGTTATATGCAAACATTTTCTTAGATGATCGTGGCGGATTTTGGGATACATATTGGACTTTAACAAACGCATTAACTATTGTTAAGCATGAAAGGAAAAATAAATAGTTATGACTGATTTTGAAATAGAAAAATACGGAGAAATTCAATACCTCAAGGGTAGATTGGATGAATTACACAAAGCGTATCCTACCATAACAAATATGGAAAGAAGTAGAAAACTGGATGGTAGAATATCTAAATATTATAAAAAACTAAAAGATCTTGATGAAGTGGCATACCATTTATATATGGTTGAACAACAAAATAGATTACATTCTAAAGAAAGATCCAAAAAAGATATTAAACAACTTTTAGAAGAAATTATAAATACTGAAGATATTTCGGATAAAGAGTTAATGGATAAAATAACAAAAAAGATTGATTCTTTATGAAAACAAGGATTCACGTAAATCAACACCACGTAAGATCTAATAAAACAAAAGGAACTGACCTACCTGTTATTACTATTAAACAAGGAAGAAAAAACACATATTGTAATGAAGTTGAAATACTGGGACCGAGTAAGGTGATATATGGTGGTCATGGTTGTGATGCAAAACCATTGCTTAGTTGTGGTGCTAGAGTTGTTATTGAAACTGAAGGTGAAATTAAAATTATAAATTAAAGAAATGGAATTAATTACAACATATCCTGTTAAAAAATCGGATCTTGGGTTTCACGGAAATCTATTTGGGGGTAAGTTATTATCTATTTTAGATTCTGCTGCCGTGGCATATGCAATGCAGTTATGTGATACTCCAAGAATGGTAACAGTATCAATTGATAAATGCATATTTGAAAAACCAACAAAAGAAGGTCAAGTATTAAAAATTTTTGGATACCCATCTGGAATTGGTAATACTTCTGTAACATTATATATGGAGGCAAGATCACATAATGTTAGGACGGGAAAACAAAATGTTGTGTTAAAAACACACACCAAATTTGTCTATATTGATGAGGATGGAAACCCAATACCATTAAAAGATAAATCAGTTAGGAGAATAACAGAAAAATTAGAAATCATAAAAACAGATGAAAAAAATTAGTGTAGATTTTGACGGAACAATATCAAGACATTTCAACGGAACATCAAATCCGTTTGAAAATGATGTTCAAAATATGGTTAAAGTTTTGATCAATGAAGGTTATGATATTCATATTATTACAAGACGTTATTCAAATCCAATGTTAAGAGAAAATAGAATTGTTTATGAAATTGCAAACAATTTAGGAGTTAATCTTGAAAACATCCATTTCACAAACAGAGCTTGGAAATGGGAAAAGATAAATGAATTGGGTATTGAATATCATATGGATGATGATAAAACTGACATCTATTATATTGAACAAAAATGCCCAAATACTATCGGATATCATTTATCAAAAGAGGGCGCAAATGGATTTTATGAAATAATAAAAAAAGAACATAAGATATGAAAAAGTTAATTTTATTTTTAATGATGAGCTTATCGGGTTTGTGTAAAGCTCAAATAGCACCACCAAAACAAAAGATCATTTTAAATTTACCCTCAAGTTATACACCAACATTAAAGGTTGGGACTGGTATGATGATAGGAGGCGCTGCAATATTTGTTGCAGGAGTACTAACACCTCCAATTATGGTTGGTGGATCAACAACACAAAAACAACCATTTTATAAACAAGGAGCAAGAGCGCTTGCCATGGTGTCGGGATCTGTGGTTTTTACAATTGGGGTTGGAAAAACTATAGCTGATTATTAATTTGTAAAATCCAAAAACTTTTCATATCTTTGTCGTATGAAAAATGAAAAATTAAACATATTTGAAAAAATATCACTTTGGTGGAGATTTGAATCAAAATACTATCACAAGGATTTTGCTCGTGGAGTAAAAAATCTATGGAGATGGTTTCCTACCATTTGGAAAGATCGTGACTATGATGGTCATTACATCTTTGAAGTGATCCGTGTTAAATTGGAACACCAAGCAAAATATATTGGAGGTCGTGATAGACACACAACAGCAAAAAGAGATGCTGAAAAGATGAGATTGGTTTCAAAACTCATCAAGTTACAACAAGACGATTTCTATCATATGGAATACATGGAATACCATGATACTAAGTATGATTTTGTTCCAACTGACGAAACGAAAAAATGGTATAGAATGGAGGATACTCTTATTTCTGAGAATTTCGAAGACTACTTTAAAAAATATCCTAGAATATTTAAAGAGACTTTATGCCAAATAATGGTATCAGGTGAACCTCTAATGGATGTTGAAACCAAAAAAGAAATTGCGATGAAAATGTCTCATAAAAATCAAGATCGTTGCAGAAAACTTATTTTTAAAATAATGGAATCTGAAATTGAAAGATGGTGGGATTAAAAATAATTTAATATATTTGTATTATGAAATATAAACTGACTTTAATATCTGACACACATAACAAACACAATCGCATAACTCAGGATCTTCCTGGTGGTGATATAATACTCCACTGTGGAGATATCTCTTCTATGGGTTATGAGCATGAAATTGAAGGATTCGCACATTGGTTTAATAAACTTGACAATTACGATCACAAAATCTTCATTGCTGGAAATCACGATTGGGGTTTTCAAAACAACGCTGAAAAAATCAAAGGATTACTTACAGGATATAAAGATATTGACTATCTTCAAGATGAGATTATGGGGATCCAAGATGGTGATAACCCTGAGATAAAAATTTGGGGAAGTCCTTGGCAACCGGAGTTTTATGATTGGGCATTTAATCTTCCTCGCAATGGTGAAGAATTAAAGGCAAAGTGGGATATGATACCTGAAGGTATTGATATTCTTATAACTCACGGACCTAGTTGGGGAATCAATGATGATGTTGAAGGACGACGAGGCACTCATCTTGGTTGTGAATTATTAGCTGAAAGAATTAAAGAGATCAAACCAAAAATCTTTGTTTCTGGTCATATTCATTCAGGGCACGGATACTACTTTGATGGTAATACTCATTACTTCAACGCTGCAGTTCTTAACGAACAATATCTTTATGGGCATACGCCTTGGAGTTTTGAGTGGGATCCAATTACAAATGAGATATTATGGTAAAAATGAATAAAGATCAAAAAATAAAAAACTTGATTTTTGGTATGTTTGATACAATGATACAAGGCGCTGATAAATACATTTCTGAATCATCAACTTGGTTAATATTCACAGAAGAGAGAAGATGGGTTTTAGAATTTACAAAAGAAAAAATTCTTTGGTTTAATTACAACACCTTCCAAAGTGAATTAAATTTACTTAGTATAGATTGTGTTGAGTCAAAAGACATTATTAAAAAATGGTTTGAATCAAGATTTTTGGGTATTGAGGTTGAGAATACCATTCAAAATGGTGTGAAAAATAGTCAGTCGTATGGTGGTGAATCTTTGAAATTGGTTGAAGATACCATTCAAAATGGGGTGAAACACACCATTCAAGGAACAAATTGTGTAAACACAGATGTTGAAGATACCATTCAAAATGGGGTGAAACACACCCTGAGTCATTTTGGGTCATTTCCACCCCCAAGTAAAAATAATATTCAAAACGTTATACAAAATGGTGTTAAAAATACATTTTCGGGCGCTGGAGACAATTATTATGAAGTAGATGACACCATTCAAAATGGTGTAAAAGAAAGTTATCCGCATTATTTTGAGGGTGATATAAATGTTAAAGACACAATTAAAAATGGGGTTAAAGTAATTAGTTGGTTACATCCATTTGCGAACCATTCAAATAGATATATGGATGATATTATTGAAACAGGTACAGGTGTTAAAGTTATGATGTCAGGCAGTGAATGGTATCATCAAGATGAAGTTAATGACTTAATAGAAAATAAAATAAAAGAATAAAAAAATTATTATATTTGTAATATGGAAAAAATATTATATTGTGTTAGAGGGGTTGTAGGGTCAGGAAAATCAACATTTGCAAAACAACTTACATCAAACGTGTTTGAAGCTGACCATTATTTTATTGATAATGAAGGTAATTACAATTTTGACCCATCTAAAATTAAAGACGCACATAAAGATTGTCAAGATAATGTAAGATATGCTATGGAGTCAAGTATTTCAAAAATTGCAGTATCAAATACCTTTACCCAAGAGTGGGAGATGGAACCATATTTTGAACTTGCTAAGAAGTATGGATATAAAACCTTCTCAATTATAGTTGAAAACCGGCATGGAGGAGTGAATCAACATGGAGTTCCGGAAGATAAGATCCAAATGATGAAAGATCGGTTTGAGATCAACCTTTAACTTGATATTTTTTATAATCAGTTGAAGAAGGTTTTTCGTTTTTGAAATAATAGGTTTCGGTTGTGTTATTATATTTAATTATTTTATAATAACCGTCAGGTATAGTTGCACCTGAAGATAAAACTTTGGAGGTCTTACTGAACTCACAAATAATTTCAACAGAAACTATTTTATATTTTAAAGCTAACAATCTTTCATATGTTTCTAAAAGCCTCCAAGTGGTTCTATTAAGATCTTGATGTTGTAAAGTACAATTTAAATAAGTAAAAGTTTTTTTCATTAATTCTCTTGTACAATTAAAATCTGCGGCAGGAGCCATATGTCCCTTATCCCAAACATTATTATTATAGTCATTTTTGTCTGAAGTAATAATTGAATCACAAGTATAAAAATCAAGACCTTTTCTTGATGCAGTACCTGATGGGCATTGAACCATATATTTGGCAGATAATGGTTGTTGTAATTTTTCTGAATAAACAATTTTAAAAATGTCTGTGTTTACAATAACACTATCTCTTAATACTTTTTGAGATAATAAAATAAAGGGGAAAATAAAAAATAAGGATAATAAAAACTTTTTCATATTAATAAATATTATTACATTTGTATTATGAGTTTTAAAAAATTATTGACAACAGGAAAAGTGTGGATTACAAGTGATACACATTTTGGTCACAAAAACATTGTGAGAGGAACTACAAATTGGAGAACACAAGATGGTGAAGTACCGGTTGATTCCACTCGCGACTTTCAAACAATTGATCAAATGAACAATCGCCTTGTTGATGGTATAAATAATGTTGTTGGTCAGGATGATACACTTATTATGCTTGGTGATGTTTCATTTGGGGGATTTGACAATATTGGAATTTTTCTTGAAAGGTTAGTTTGTCATAATATTCATCTAATACTTGGAAATCATGATACGCATATAGAAAACAATCGCGATTATGTTCAAGGACGATTTTTGAGTGTTCAACACTATATGGAAGCAAACATTTCCGGTAAAGATTTTGTGTTATGTCATTATCCATTTCAAAGTTGGCATGGTTTAGCAAAAGGAGTTATCCATCTTCATGGGCATGTACATCTACCCGATCATAAAAAATTTGGTAATGGAAAGAAAATGGATGTCGGTGTTGATGGAAACGGGTTGGATCCATATGATATTTCAGACATTATTAAAATGATGGATAAAAGACCTATTTTATCTGATATGGAAGATGATCATCACTTGGATGATTTGGTTGGTGTTGTGGGTTAAACCATAGCACCAATATATTTATATGTATGACAAAAATTATTATAACAGAATCGCAATTTAATAACCTTACCAGATCTTTAGTTAGTGAAGCGGTGGGTGTTCCTGAATATATATTAGAATCAGGGGAAAAACTTTATCAATCGGTTTCAAAAGTTTTAAAAAACATAAATGATAAAGAGACTAACTATGAATTTGATATTGATGATGTTGAATTGCCTATTTCTGATATAATTGTTGACAACATTTATTTATCAATCGTTGTTGAAGAAATTGATGGTTATAATGGTCCTGTACTTATTGGTGCTATGGGATCTGGAGAAAGACATCATTTTGATGAAGGATTAATGATGCAGGTAAATGAAAAAACAAAAACACTTATTTTAAGTATTACTTATTTGGCTTCACCAGAATGGGAACCTGAAGATCTTTATGATGTATTCACAAAAGATAAAATACATACAACTTCAGTATTATCTCACGAATTAATGCATAAATTTTCACACTTTAAAAAACCATATGAATTAATGGGTGGAACATCAGATTATGGAGCTTATAGTTCAGGTAGTATGCAATTTGGAATTTCAGTAATTAATGATTTCATGAAATATAGCTATTATATACAAATAGCTGAAAATCTTGTAAGACCAACCGAATTGGCATCAAGAATGGTTCAAAAAGGAATAACAAAAGATCAATTCTATGATTTTTTCAATAGTGATGAAATTATTGTCGAGTTGAAAAATATAAAAAATTTCACTTATGAATATTTAATAGAATCATTAAATGATCAAATGGATCAAATAGATGACCTTTTAATGCATCTTGATATAGACATAACGGATATGTCTGACGATGAAAAAATAAAAGAAACATTAAGATTGGTTTATGTTAATTTAGCAAGTACAAAAGTAGAGATATTTGATAGAATGTTCTACACCACACAAGAAAAAATATTTAGAGAACTTGGACCACTGGCGGGTCTTTTTGGTAGAGGTATGGAACCATCAGAAGAGAAGGAAAATGTTAGAAACAATTACATAAACTACGTTATTAAATATCAAAATAGAGAAATAGACTTTTTTAAAGATGAATGTGATAGGTTCAATTACGTATCGACAAAGCTTATAAAAAGGTTATCCAAAATCTATTCACTATTAAGTGAGTCAAAAATACGAGAAGAAGAAAACTGTATCATTAATTGGGATTTGTACCATGAAATGATGGAAAAAAAGTATGGTAAAAGAAAAATTGAAACTAATTACAAGTATCCATTTAAAAAATAATTTGTGGAAGTAGTTAGTTAACCGTTTATTTTATATAAATAGAACCAATAATCAATCTAATATGGTAAATTCTGTTGTTTAACTTATTTTAATGTATCCGTAATATATTATTTGAGATGCTCCACTGTTATTGGTTATACCAAACGTAAAAGTATTTGAATTCGACACCGCTGGTGATGTGGTAACAATACTTCCCGCAGTTCCAACTATCTGACTTGGTATTGATGTTAAAACCAAAGCATTTCCGGCAAGATAATACCACCCATACTGCGCACCTATTGCAGGTACGTTTGAGTTTGATAGTGTTACTGTTGCATTCCAATTAACAATACCATTTGGGATATTTCCATTTACCCACATAACATATGATTCACCCTGAGGAACTGTAAAACTAACAGTATTTGTACCCGCAGATAAAGTCCAACTTCCAATGGTAGGAGAAATACCACTAACGCCTGATGTTCCCGAAGTTCCGTTAATACCACTCGTACCTGATGTTCCATTTATTCCACTTGTACCCGAAGAACCATTAGTCCCACTAATACCGGTTAAATTAGAACCATCACCATAAAACGTAACTCCACTAATTGTTGTTGCAGAAATTGTATCTGAATTAATTGTTGTTGAATTTATTTCAGATATTGTTTGTCCTGATAAATTATTTACAATATATTTTGTTATTGACATTTTTATTCATTTATATTTTTTATGGTTAATACATCTGATTCGTCATAGTATGATAACCTATTTGTTAATGATGAATTTTTAAAAATCTGACAAGTGTATAATTCATAAACAGATGGTGTTTGACTAACACCCGTAACGGTAACAATAACACCATTAGAATAAACTGAATCTACTGTTATTGATATATCTTCCGTACCACCAAATACAGATCCAGTTATTGTTAATATTTCCCCAACTGCATATCCAGTACCACCCTGATTTAATACTACACTATTAACTAATCCATCAACAACCTCAACATCAAATGTTGCGTTTTCACCACCAGTGCCTTGTGCAAATATATTAGGGTATGAACCTGTGACACCTGTTACACTACTCACAAACCAATTATTAGGGATAATGTTCCAAGTGCTACCGGAGTCCGAACTATATAATAAAATTACAATGTCACCACCACTTCTTTCCTGCATTCTAACTTTGATAGGATATGTTCCACCTGTTAATGTTATAGGATACTGATTTCCGCTCGGAAGATTTCCACTATCACCATGCGCCCCATACCAATCAGCAACTTTAATTCCATCAATGAATGCGTCTGAACCATCATCACTACTTAATCCAAAATAGTATGTATTGTTGGAAGGAATGTTTATAATACCTTCAATTACCATTCCATAGTCACTTTGATCAACACCTGTTTGTGTTGAATATGAAACGCCCTGAATATTAGGAGAATTGTATGTATCAAAAAGAGGACTATTATTTATTAGATAATCCATTTCTGTTTCATTACTTGGGTAAGTATATGTTGAATCGGCAGGTTTATAAATTTTAACACTTAGTTTGTTATTAATTGAAAATCCATTTATAGTACCCGAAGATCCACCAATTTCAGTTCCTGGTATTGTTATTGTATCACCTACTTGGTATAACTTACCTGATGTATTACCACTGACACCTGTAGCAGTATTCCCCGAAACTGTAATATCAAAAGACGCATTAATACCGTTACCGTTTGTTGTCCCAACAATATTAAAGTATATACCATCTGTTGCACCAGTACCTAATGAGGTATAGGTAAACGCAGTTATAATACCGTAATTTGTTGTAAAATCAACATTATTTACATATGTGTCAACAACATTCCATTGGAAGAATTCCCCAATTGTGTTATTGTAAAAGTTATCAGGAATTGTATTATTGTAGAAGTATTCACCAATAGTATTATTATAAAAATAATTCCCGATCCTATTACCTTGATTAGATGAACCACCAAATCCAAAATCAGGTTCAATAGTATTGTTACTAAATAAATTTCCAATTTGGTTATATGAGAACTTATCACCAACCGCATTATTATTAAAATCGTCTCCAATTACATTATATTGAAGATCTCCTAGTACGGCATTTTGGTTAAAATCATTACCAATCTTATTTCCACTAAAATCATATAACCCAATAGTTAAATTGGTCCCGATATCATTATTATTAAAAACGTGTTCAATATTATTTTCGTAGAAATTTGAATATATGGTATTACCATTATAACCGTTTCCAATTAAATTACGATAAAATTCTGAATAGATTTCATTTTGATAATATCCATTACCAATATCGTTATTATAGAAGTCATTATAAACTTTATTATTATTGAACTGATTTCCTATTTCATTATTTTGAAAATCACCAGAAGTATAAACGTTATCCCTAAAATCATTTCCAATATTGTTTCTATAAAAAGACCCACCTAGTAAAGTGTTACTATTAAAATCACTACCAATTCTATTATTGTTGAAATTTGATGTGATGTAATTGTTCCTAAAATTTTCCCCAATTATGTTACCGTCAAAATCATCATTTGTTGAGTTGTTATAAAAACTATCACCAATTTGATTATTATCACAATCATCATTAAAGGTGTTATTATAAGATCCGTTACCAATGGTGTTGTTTCTAAATGAACCTTCTAATAATACATTATTTGCCAGTAAAAAATCCCCAGTACCAAATTCTAAATGTAAATTAGAATAGTTACCAATATAGTTATTAACCGCCCCACCATCATCAATAGCGTCACCAAATGTTGTGTATTCGTAAACTTCATCTTGTTTTACATTAGGTTGATAATAACTCATAATACCATCGTCATTTCCAAAATAATAAAGTGAGTCAGTAGTTTCATTTATTGTCACACCTGATATAATTGCTAAAGAATTACTCTCTACAGAGATGATTTCAAAAAACACAGGATCTAAATTTCGTACTGAAACAATGTCACCAGTTGAGAAATTTGAAACAAATGTTGTGCCTGTGTTACCGTATAAAACACCGGTTGTCCCTGTTAAACCACTTATACCAACAAGACCACTTAATGGACTATCTTCGTCATATGAATATCCATTATATCTTTTAAATAAGATACTTCTGTGATCGTAGTCGGTTCTGTTATTGTATTGATCAATTCTTTCTGTAATTCTACCTTTTGCTGGACTACTAGTGATTTCAGTCGTATCCCAAGTAATATCGTAAGTTATATGATCTTGAGGATGTGTTGTGGAATATACCGTAGGTGAAAAATCTGTTGTAGATATTGACAATAATAAAATTGGTTCGGTATTACCCGTCATGTAGTTACCCGTTGTGATGGGATTTTTGGTATTATCATAGTTTGGTTGATCATAACAAGTTTGATAATCTGTCATTAAATAAAATCTTCCTGGTATTAATAAACTATTTGTAATTTTATCTACAAGTTCAGAGTATGTTAAAGAAATGGTCCCTCCCGTTGAACCAGTAAATGATTCTAAAACATAATTTTGTATATCTGTTATTTTAGTATTTTTTGTGGTACCTTCAGGTATGTCGTAATTAACTAAAACAAGTAAATCGTTTAGTGTATAACCTGAACTACCAACGTAGTCTAATTCTGATATTATTTTATCTTCCATTTTTTTAATTATTTAAACCATTAAATCCACCAATAGTTATTGTATTACATTGATTGGTGTTATTATTTTCACCATCTGTCCATTTTGATTTTGGTGTTTTATATGTCACTATTTCTCCTTCATATTCAATTTCGCCTGTTATTTCCGATTGTGTTTGACCTGTGACCAAAAATCCGGTCACAACGGTATTATAATAATTGGTATTACAATTATTTTCATCGGGGACTCTTTTATAAATTAAATTAAAAAGTCTGTTTTCTGTGACGATCCTTTTAAAGTCTTGTGTTAAAATTTTAAATGATGACATAATTTTATTTTTATATAAATACAATAGTAAATATGTTTTATTAAAGAAAGTTTCATATATTTGTTCTATGGATTTTGAAATGACGATAGAGGACTTTAGACAAGACAAACACAAAAGTTTTACAAAACTTGTGATCAAAGGTGTTAATTCTACTATTGATGGCGAATATACTATCAAAAAAATGGCAAACTTTGGTAATGGTTTTTACTTTGAAACTAATGAAGCTCACACTTTAATCGGTTATGCACCTATGACAAAAGGTCAATCTGTTGACGGTTGGGATGTTACATTCTTTAGAAATAGAACTGAGTTGAGAGTAACATACAAGTCAAACAAAAACTATATGGAAAAAAGAATCCAGGTTGATAAATTTTATTTTATCTAACGTCTGATGATAAACAATCGTTTTAATGTTGTTTATCATTTGTTATAACCAGTATTTTTGTGGGATGGTTGATAAATTAGAAATAAATTAGTATATTTGTGAAAAAGTAAATATGGATAATAGAAATAAAGTGCATTGTTTAGTATATGATTATACTGGTGACACTAATAATGTTTATGTAAGAGTTTCAAAAGTTCACGAAGTAGATGAAAATGTTTATCTTAAAATACAGAACCCTGTTGTGAATAAAGGGTTACTTCAATATCAACATAAAGATTTATGTGGTACTGGTTGGGATGAGGGTGAAAAAAAATATTGTGTATAACGGCTGACGCTATACGAAGGTGGGGATAAAGATGAGCAACCCTTGCTTGCCGTATAAAAGCAAATTAGATGCACAACTGTACAGATTTGGCACACAGCCCCACTTTTGTATAGCGTATGTTATAGGCTGTTTTAAATTTTATAATTATGTTTGAATTAACACATAAAGACGGATTCAAAGTATTAGCAGAGTATAAAGATGGACTTGGTTGGTATGACTTAGAAGGATATAAGCTAAAAGAGGATTGTTGGGTTTGGTGTGAGGAAATAAAATAGCATATAACGGTTGGGTGTATATGTAGTTTTTGTTTGGAAATGTGAAAACTTATTTGTATCTTTGTAAAAAAATTACATATACACCTTGTTATGTGTAGTTTATTATTTAATTTAAAAACAAAAATAAAATGGAAAAGAAAAATTTAATTATTAGTGTATCAGGTGAAGTTAATTCAGGAAAATCTCGTTTAACTTTACTGTTGAAAAATTTTTTACGTGAAAATGGATTTGATGTTCAATTTGATGGTGGTGTTGATTACGAGAATGAAACTCAATTTGATGAATATGTGAGTAAAAATTTAGACCAATTGATAGAACACATCAAAGATACAAGAACGATAACTTTGAAAGAGATTCAAGTTAAACGAGATTTGGTTTAAATAATAAATTACACATAACGGTTGCAAATAAAACATCGTTTTAATGTGTTTTATTTGTTGTTATAAGTATGTATTATTTTTGTTTTACCTTATAAAAAAATAAATTATGAAAGAGATAAACTTAAAATTAGAAACAAAAACAATTGAGTGCGAAGTTTTTCAAATCAAAACTGCGATAACTGTTGAAGAAGGTACACCAGAAATTGTAATACCAAAGAAAATTAGAAAGCAAGTTGAAAAACTTTTGATTGAGGAATTAAAAAACTCAAAACAAAAATAATATTACTTATAACTAGATTATATCAACACCTACCCAAAAACCCTCTATAAAACAACGTTTTAAAGATGAATAAGACAAATTATTACGAAATTTGTAATCAAAAATTGAAGTATTTAAACTATTCAGATAGGACAATAAAGTCCTATCTTTTTTATATAAAACAATTTTTGGATAATACTAAAATACCACCAACCAGACTAAAATCCGATGATTTCCAGTCCTATTTGGATCAGTATGGTTTTAAGTCTGTGTCACAACAAAACCAGGTTATAAACTCCATTAGGTTTTTATATAAATTTGGTTTGGAAAAGAAATACGACAAAGTAAGTTTCAAAAGACCAAAATCGGAAAAGAAACTACCTGTTGTTATTGATGGTGAATACATCAAAGAACAATTATCAAAAATTGAAAACCTAAAACACAAAACAATACTTACAATAACATATTCTGTTGGGTTAAGGGTGTCTGAGGTTATAAATCTAAAAATTGAGGATATTGACTCTAAAAGAATGGTAATATATATTAAAAACGCAAAAGGTAGAAAGGACCGGATTGTACCTCTATCACAAACTGTATTAGAATTATTAAGAAATTATTTCATACAATATAAACCAAAAGAATACTTGTTTAACGGACAAAATTCATTACAATATAGTTCAAATAGTTGTAATAAGATTGTTAAAAAATATTTGGGAGAACAATATCATATTCATCAGTTACGACATTCTTGTTTCACAAATCTTTTAGAATTAGGTTGTGATCTGAGAATCATCCAGAAAATTGCAGGACATAGCAATGTTAAAACTACTGAAATATATACTCATGTCTCAAATCAAATGTTAAGTAAAGTGAAATTACCAATTTAATATTTGGTTTATTAAAAAATATTTCTTAGTTTTGTGTTATGAATATGACAGATTTTAGAGAGTCCGAAAAGTTTTTATTATCCTTGAACGTTGGTGAGGGTTACAATGATATTATTGTAACCAAAAAAACAAAAAAAAGGCTCCACCTATCAAACGGAAAAATTGTTACTATTAAAAATGGTGGTGATTTTTTATATTTGGACTCTGCTAAAAACGGTATCAATCAAATCCTAAGAGATATTCAAGGGTTTTTAATTTATAAAATTCATTGTTAAATGAAAAAATCCTGTAAAGAATGTCCCCACTTTATTCGTAATCGTCACAACGATATTATTGTTGATTTTGCTGAAAGAACTGGTAAGAAACACAATTGTCATATGACGGAAGGAAAAAAAGATTTGTGGAATGTTAAAGATAAAAAATTAGAATGTTATGGAAGTAAAACAAACAGCAGTAGAATGGTTTCAAGACCAAATAATTAAAATTGTTAATGGTACGTGTCAGCTATCAGAAATTCAAATTTTTGAACAAGCCAAAGAAATGGAACAACTACAAAAAGAGACCGAATATAGAAGAGGGTTCCAAGATGGTAAACAATATTACAAAGAAGAATATGGAAGCAAAAAATAGTCCAACAAAACTAACCAGTGATAAAATCACAAGGTTTGTTGAAAGATTGAAAAAAATAGGGATTGATGTAAAACTATCAGGGAACTTTCCTTGGGTTTATATTGATGAAATCTGTGGTAAAAGAGTGACTGAAAGATTTGAGGCAAATCACGGATTTACTTTGATCTTCCTTCCTGGTAGGAACGATAGTCCACCATCTGAATTTACGGACATCACAGAAATTTTTAAACTAGTTAGAAAATACGCTAAATGATGAACTTAGATCAACTAACAATGGATGAGCTTATTTCATTAAGAAATGAAATTGAAGGAAGAATACATTCCTTTGAAGACGGATATCTTTATATCTGCTCAGTTCGTCAGTTTGGTAGTGTTTGGGAAGAAAGACCATCTAGTTTATATTCATTAAAAGAACTCTGTGATTCATATCACGGTGACAATGGTATTGTTGATGTATATACTAACAATCCAAATTTAGAATTTCCTGAAATGGACTTTTATAACTACGGTGATGTTGAATTTATAAAATCAGAGTATGATTATCGTGAATGGGTTAAATACAACAAAGAAAAATATTTTGTTGATAGTGTGACCGAAAAAGTTAATGAATGGGAAGAATGTAAAGATAAACCATTAATGCACCGACCAATGTTTGCTCCAATATGGACCAAAGAACAGGTTGAGGAATTTACAAAAGAGTTTGAATCAAAAACTTGGGATTTTACCGAACCAAGATCTATGAAAATAAATTATCTTGAGGACGACGTTGAATAATTAGAAAAAAAATATTAAATTAGCAATATGGAAAATTTAAATAGTGTTGCATATGTTGGAAAAATAGGATCCGTTAGTGAAATACAAGGATCTGATAACATAGAATTAGTTACTGTTGGCGGATGGAATGCAATCACCAAAAAAGGAGAATACCAAGTGGGTGATATGGTAATAGTTGCAACAACCGACGCGGTTATACCTGAGATCTTATCAAACCAAATGAATGTTACAAATTACCTTCGTAAGGGGCAACGTGTTAGAACCATAAAACTTCGTGGAGTTTATTCTGAATGCTTATTGATACCAATAAATTATGTTGGTGAAAGATATCATTATGAAGGTGCTGATGTTATGGGTACTTTGAACATATACAAATACGAACCACCAGTTAAAACCGTTCAGTTAAGTGTTGGTGGACGTAAAGTAAAGTACCATCAGAATCCAAACTTCCACGTTTACCACAAGTTTCCTAATCAAAAGAATGTACCTGATATGTTCAATGACGAAGATGAGGTTGTTATAACTAGAAAACTTCATGGAACTAACGCCCGTTATGGTATAATAAGAAAAAAGAAGTTATCTTTTTTTGATAGAGTTAAAAAACTATTGGGATTCAAATGGGTTGAGTTTGATTACATATACGGAAGTCACAATGTCGAAAAGGGGTCAGATTCTCAAGGATTCTATTCAACTGATGTTTGGAAAGATGTTGCTAATAAATATGATATAAGATCAAAATTGTGGGATCACGTCAGAGATACTTATGAACCTGAAGATCTTGAAACTGGTGTAATAATCTATGGTGAAATCTATGGTCAGGGTATTCAAAAGAAT